TTCTAAAGCAAGTGATGCAGAGTTCTCTGTTGGATCACCTTCTCACTGGAGATCTTACATCGCAAATAATTCTTCATACATTTTTGGTGGTAGTTCCCCAGCAGGAATTACAACTACAGGATTTAGTTCAGGAACGACTCTAGCAACTGATATTGGATGGGATCAACCTGCTACCGATATCATTTTTGCTGGTACTGGTGCAAATACACTAACTTTGGGTGGCGGATTGAACTATGGTGGAACTTCAGATATTGCTGATTCTGGTTCATTGACTTCAACATTGGGAGATCTTTCTACCGCATATGATTTATTTGCAAATCCCGAACAATATTCAGCAGATTTCTTGATCATGGGTTCTGGAAATCATACAAAGGATACCGCTCAGGCACTAGCAAATAAATTAATCTCAGTAGCAGAACTTAGAAAAGATTCTGTTGCATGTATTTCACCACATAGATCTGCTTTCCTTAGTGACGCTAATGCAGGATCAGTAACAGTATATGGAGATGATGCAATTACAGACAATGTAATTTCTTTCTATTCCTCTGTAGCATCATCTTCTTATGCAATCTTTGATAGTGGGTATAAGTATATGTATGATAGGTTCTCCAATACCTTCAGATATGTACCACTAAACTCTGATATTGCTGGTCTTTGTGCTCGTAATGATGTTAACAATTTCCCATGGTTCTCACCAGCAGGAACTGTTAGAGGTTCTATCTTAAATGCAGTCAAACTTGCATATAACCCATCCAAGGTACAAAGAGATAAACTTTATAGCAATAGAATCAATCCAGTAATCTTCTCCCCAGGTGCAGGTCCTGTACTATTTGGCGATAAGACTGGTCTTGCTAGAGCATCTGCTTTTGATAGAATTAACGTCCGTCGTTTGTTCATCTATCTTGAAGATGCAATTGAAGCAGCTGCTAAAGATCAACTGTTTGAGTTCAATGATGAAATCACAAGAACCAACTTTGTAAATGCAGTTGAACCTTTCTTGCGTGATGTACAAGCAAAACGCGGAATTCAAGATTATGTTGTTGTTTGTGATGAAACAAATAACACTGCTGCCGTAATCGACAACAACGAGTTTGTTGCTGATATTTACATCAAACCAGCAAGATCAATTAACTTCATTGGATTAACTTTCGTAGCCACCAGAACTGGCGTTTCATTTGAAGAAGTAATCGGCACATTCTAATTTTAAATTATTTAACTTCAAGAGGTCTAAAAAACAATGGCAACTAGAAATCAATTAAATACGCCTCCACTAAGAAAGATTACTGATTTTAAAAGTAAGTTAACTGGTGGTGGCGCACGCCCCAATCTATTTGAGGTCGTTCTTGCATTCCCAGATGCAGCACCAGCTGATTCAAATGTTTTAGATAAAGCAAGATTTTTGGTAAAGGCAGCAAACCTGCCTGCATCAAATATCACTCCAATTGATATTCCTTTTAGAGGAAGAATTTTAAAGATTGCTGGAGATAGAACGTTTGATACTTGGACAATCACTGTTCTTAACGACACTGATTTTGCGATTCGTTCTGCTTTTGAAAAGTGGATGAATACTATCAACAAACTTTCTGATAATACTGGTCTTAACGATCCATCTTCATATCAGGCAGATGCTTATGTCCATCAGTTAGATCGTAACGGTCAAACTTTAAGAACATATCACTTCTATGATTTGTTCCCAACTAATATTTCTGCAATTGATCTTTCATATGATACTACAGATACCATCCAAGAGTTCACTGTAGAAATGCAGGTACATTGGTGGGAAGCTATGAAGGGAACTGGCGCTGGAGCTGGTGGCGACGACATCAGCTAAATATAAAAAAGACAGTTAATCTTATAAAATGGCAAAACTTTTTGGTTTTTCAATTGAAGATAAAAAAACCGAATCTAAATCAATATTATCCCCCGTTCCTCCCAACAATGAGGACGGGGTTGATAATTTTGTTTCTAGTGGTTTTTATGGTCAATATGTAGATATTGAAGGAACTCATAGAACTGAACAGGATTTAGTAAAAAGATATAGAGAGATGGCTCTCCATCCAGAATGTGATGGAGCTATTGAAGATGTTGTAAATGAAGCGATCGTCAGTGATCTTTATGATTCTCCTGTAGAAATTGAATTATCAAATTTAAATTCTAGTGATAAGTTAAAAGATGCGATTAGAAAAGAGTTTAAGTATATTAAAGAACTATTAGATTTTGATAAAAAGAGTCACGAAATTTTTAGAAATTGGTATGTTGATGGAAAGTTATATTATCTAAAAGTAATTGACGTAAATAAACCAGAAGATGGGATCAAAGATTTGAGATACATTGATCCTATGAAGATCAAATTTATAAGAAAGGAAAAGAAAAAGAAAGATGGTGGAAACGTTCTTCTTAATACGGGAAATACTAAGAACGATTTAAAAGAATTAAATCCAGAGATTGATGAGTACTTCATGTATTCACCATCACCACAATATCCAACTTTTCAAACTGCAAACGCTAAAAAGCAAATAAAAATTGCTAAGGATTCTATCACATATTGCACCTCAGGATTGGTTGATAGAAATAAAGGAACAGTTCTATCATATCTTCACAAAGCAATTAAAGCACTCAATCAACTTAGAATGATTGAGGATTCTTTAGTTATCTACAGATTATCAAGAGCTCCAGAACGTAGAATCTTCTATATTGATGTTGGTAATCTTCCAAAAGTAAAAGCGGAGCAATATCTTCGTGAAGTTATGAGTCGTTATCGTAACAAACTTGTATACAATGCGTCAACTGGTGAAGTTCGTGATGACCGCAAGTTTATGTCTATGATGGAAGACTTCTGGCTCCCTAGACGCGAAGGTGGTCGTGGAACCGAAATCACTACCTTGCCTGGTGGTCAAAATCTTGGAGAACTCTCTGATATTGAGTATTTCCAAAAGAAACTATACAGAGCACTTGGTGTTCCCGAATCTAGAATCGCTGCTGATGGTGGTTTTAATCTTGGACGTTCTTCTGAAATTCTGCGTGATGAACTGAAGTTTGCTAAGTTTGTTGGAAGATTGAGAAAACGTTTCTCAAATCTTTTTACAGATATGTTAAAAACTCAATTGATTCTCAAAAATATTATTTCTATAGATGACTGGGAAGAAATTAGTGATCATATTCAATATGATTTCTTATATGATAATCAATTTGCAGAACTCAAAGAAAGCGAATTGATGAATGAGCGTTTAGGAACGCTAGCAACAATTGAACCTTATATTGGTAAATATTATTCTGTTGATTATGTTCGTCGCAAAGTTCTTCGTCAAACTGATGCGGAAATTATTGAAATCGATGAACAAATTGAAAAAGAAATTGCTGATGGAATCATTCCAGATCCAAATTCAATTGATCCCATAACCGGAGAACCACTTCCTGATGAAGGAGAAATGGGTATGATGGGAGATGTCCCTATGGAACCAGAAATTGATGCTTCAGAAGTTGATGCAAATCTGCAAAAAGATACTAAAAAAGCAGAGATATAAATAAAGTATACTGATATATAAAAAATTTTTTTATGGATAATATTATCGACTTAGTTGCTACTGATGCAACTGCATCTGAAATTTCTGGTGGAATCAAAGATGCTTTATATGCTAAAGCAGCAGGAAAAATTGAAGCACTAAGACCTGAAGTTGCTAATACTATGTTTAATGAACTTGAATCAGAAACTAACGAAGTAGAGGAAACAGAGGAATGATCATCAAAGCAAAAAGTGTTGCTGTAGATATTAATGCAGGTGTCAGTAGTGTACCTAATGCAGATAGTGTCGGTGCAACATTAGTAAGTTTGGTTAACACTCATAGTGCCCCTGCTTTAATTACTATTAATCCAGATAATCACGGCATTTATATTGCTGCTGGAGAAAGAGTAATTATTCAAAAAGATCCAGCATCAGAATTGGATGGCACTGCTGGTGGTGCATCAGTTTGGGCAACTGCAGTAGGATTTACAAACTAAGAAAAATGAAACTAATCACAGAAGAAATTTCAAAAGTAGAATTTGTTGTTGAAGGCAAAGGTGCCAACAAAAAAATGTATATTGAAGGAGTATTTCTTCAAGGTGACATCAAAAACCGCAACGGCAGAATGTATCCTATGAGCACTCTTGAAAAAGAGGTTGGTAGATACAATGAAGCATTTGTTTCTAAGGGTCGTGCTCTTGGAGAACTTGGTCATCCTGATGGTCCAACCGTCAATCTTGACCGTGTTTCTCATAAAATTGTTTCTCTCACAAGAGAAGGAACTAACTTTAGAGGAAAGGCACAACTTCTAGAAACTCCAATGGGTAAGATTGCAAAATCACTCATTAATGAAGGAGTAATGCTTGGTGTTTCTTCTCGTGGTGTTGGTTCACTTAAGATGACGAATGAAGGTCATAAAGTTGTCGGTGAAGATTTCATGTTAGCAACTGCTGCTGATATCGTCGCTGATCCTTCTGCTCCTGATGCTTTTGTTCAGGGAATCATGGAAGGAAAAGAGTGGGTGTGGGAAGGTGGAATTCTTCGTGAGCAACTTGCAGAAAAGACTCAGAAGAGAATTAACACACTTGTCGATCAAAAAAGACTTGAAGAGCATAAGTTGAACTTATTCAACGAATTTCTCTCAAATTTATAAATTATAAATAAATATAGATTAATACAAAAAGATCTAAGAAAATGTCCGTTGGTAACAATTTACAAGAAATGGAAAACGTAGTAACCAAAGGGGCCAAGTCCGCTGATCCTATGCCTAAAATGGCAGATCCTGGTACTCAACTAGGAAACGTAGAAGATCTCGGTGGTCCAACTCCAGAAAACTATAAGTCAGACGACGATTCAGCAAAGCTGAAAGAACCCGGCGCAACCCTTAAGCAAGTTAAGGATGTTGTGAATAGAGGTGCTAAAGCTGCTGATGCGATGCCTGCGGGTATGAAGGAGGAAGCAGAGGAAGAGACTGAAGAAGTCGTAGCAGAAGAAGAGACTACCGAAGAGGAAGTCGTTTCCGAAGAAGAAACTACCGAAGAGGAAGTTGTTTCTGAAGAAGAGACTACCGAAGAGGAAGTTGTCGCTGAGTATGATGTCGAAGAAGATGTTAATGCTCTCCTTGCTGGCGAAGAACTTTCCGAAGAATTCCAAGAAAAAGCACGTACCATTTTTGAGACTGCTATCAAAGCAAAAGTTGCTGAGGTCAAAGAAGAGATCGAAGCAAAGTATGAAGAGCAGCTTGTAGAGCAAGTTTCTACAATTAGAGAAGAGTTAACCGACAGACTTGATGCATACCTTGAGTATGTATCTGATGAGTGGGTTGCTGAAAACCAACTCGCTATTGAGCATGGTCTTAAGACCGAAATGACCGAATCATTCCTCACCGGAATGAAGAGTCTTTTTGAAGAACATTATGTAACTATCCCTGAAGAGAAATATGATGTAATCGAGAGCATGGTAGATAAACTAGATGAAATGGAGTCTAAACTCAACGAGCAGATCGACAGAAATGTTGCTCTGAATCGTAGATTAGCAGAGTCAGTTGCAGATGTAATTTTTGCAGATGTCGCTGAGGGTCTTGCACTCTCACAGAAGGACAAACTCGCTTCTCTTGCCGAAAATGTTGAGTTTGAAAGTGAAGCAGACTATCGTGAGAAGCTTGTTACGTTGAGAAATTCTTATTTCCCATCTAACGGCACTCAAAGAGATCACTCAGAGACTATTTCTGAGGGAACACAAGTTGAATCTCAACCAGAAGTTTCTTCTTTAATGGAAACATATATGTCTACTCTGGGTAGAGTTTCTAAAAAGTGATTTTTAAATCATACAGTTCAAACTAACTTTTTAAAGGAAAATCAAATGCAAATGCCTAACATGGAGGCTCTGCAGGAGAAGTGGGCACCAATCCTCGACCATGAGGGTCTTGATTCAATCAAAGATTCACATCGTAGAGCCGTAACTGCTCAACTCCTGGAGAACCAAGAAATCGCACTTCGTGAGGAGCGTGAGTTCCTTTCCGAAGCACCAACAATGAGCACCGGTTCTGGCGCTCAACCTGGTTTCAGTGGAACCGCTTCATCTCCTGTTGCTGGTTTCGACCCAGTTCTGATCTCCTTGATCAGACGTTCAATGCCTAACCTGGTCGCATATGACCTCGCAGGCGTTCAGCCAATGAATGGTCCTACTGGACTCATCTTCGCAATGCGCTCGAAGTACACCAGCACTGCTGGCGACGAGGCATTCTTTGGCGAAGCAGATACCGCATTCTCCGGTCAGGACAGCGGACTCGATCAAACTGATGGTTGGACTGATGGTAGCGTTGGTCTTGGTACCACCGCTCAGGCAGGAACCAATCCTGGTCTTCTCAACCCAGAGGGTAGCCAAGCATACAACACCTACAGCGTAGGTCAAGGTCTCCGTACCGATGGTGCAGAATCTCTTGGTGAGAGCGATCACTTCAACGAAATGGCTTTCTCGATCGAGAAAGTTACCGTTACCGCTAAGTCAAGAGCACTGAAAGCTGAGTACTCCTTAGAACTCGCTCAGGACCTCAAGGCAATCCACGGTCTTAACGCTGAAGCAGAACTCGCCAACATCCTCAGCACTGAAATTCTTGCTGAGATCAACCGCGAAGTCATCAGAACCATCTATCGTGTTGCTGAGTCTGGTGCTCAAGCAAACGTTGCTTCTGCTGGTACTTTCGACCTCGACGTTGATTCCAACGGACGTTGGAGTGTTGAGAAGTTCAAGGGTCTTATCTTCCAAATCGAGCGCGATGCCAACGCAATCGCACAAAGAACTCGTAGAGGAAAGGGCAACATGATCCTCTGCTCCGCAGACGTTGCTTCCGCCCTGACCATGGCTGGTGTCCTGGATTACACCCCAGCACTTAACGCTAACCTCAACGTTGACGACACTGGTAACACCTTCGCTGGTGTACTTGCTGGTAAGTACAGAGTCTACATCGATCCATATTCTGCAAACGTTGCTTCTTCACAGTACTACGTTGCTGGTTATAAGGGTTCTTCACCTTATGACGCTGGACTCTTCTATTGCCCATATGTACCTCTCCAGATGGTACGTGCCGTTGGCGAGAACACCTTCCAGCCTAAGATCGGCTTCAAGACCCGCTACGGTATCGTTGAGAACCCATTCTCACAAGGTACCAACGTTGGTAGCGGTGTCCTCACCCCTAACGCCAACCGTTACTACAGACGTGTTCGTGTTAACAACCTCATGTGATAACAGCCTTCGGGCATTCACATTACAGGGAGTCCTTCGGGACTCCCTTTTTTTATCTAAATAAAAATAAAAATAATGGCTACACCATACTCAAAACAAATTTCTAATAGAAATTTTTTGTCGCCAATTGGATTTAAATTTTCTTTGGTAAAGGAACCAAAGGTTGCATTCTTTTGTAATGCGGCATCGATACCAGAAATTACTTTGGGAACATCGATACAAACATCTTACTTAAAAGACGTTGATGTTCCAGGGGATAAGATTGCATATGGTGATTTGAATATTAGATTTTTAGTTGATGAAGATTTGCAAAATTATATGGCGATTCATAATTGGATCACTGGTTTGGGTTTTCCAGAAAGCACCCAACAATACAAAGATGCAATAACTAATGACCAAGATCTTAGAGATGAAAACAATGTTTTTAGTGATGGATCATTAAGAATTTTAAATAGTAATTACAATGATATTGCTGTTATCAAGTTTAAAGATTTATTTCCAGTATCTCTTACATCACTGACTTTTGATACTTCATTAACAGATGTTGAGTACTTGACTGCGGACGTTGTTTTCAAGTATACTATCTACGATATACTAGATCCCCAAGGGAATCCTCTATGAATCTTGACGAAATTCAGGAGATGTGGCAGAGAGATTCTGTTATTGATCCTGATAACTTACATGATGAATCTTTAAAGATTCCACAATTACATTCAAAATATTACACAGTATATAATACCGTTATATTGTTGCGAGAGCGAGCAAGAGAACAATATAACAAAGTAAGACTTGAGCGTCATAACTTTTACACAGGAAAAGCAGACCCTGCTGTGTATGAAGAAGAACCTTTTCCATATAAAGTCCGTGAGAAAGATGCTATTCAACGCTATCTAGATGCAGACGAACGCTTAAATAAGATTGATATGAAGATTCGCTACTATGATGCGACTCTTAAATTTTTAGAAGAAATTATCAAGACAGTAGCAAACAGAACTTTTCAGATCAAAAATGCTATTGAATGGCAGAAGTTTCAAGCAGGATTCTAATGAACAACGAAGATTGGACTTATCAAGAAGATGATTTCAATGAAGATTTACCATTTGTAGAACTTCAGTTTGGAATAGAAGATTTACGACTTCTTTACAAATCTGTTGCTGTTCATTATGATAAATGGCCAGGTGGTGATTGTGAAGAACAAGCAAGACTCGATTATTTGAGAAATTTTCTCTATAGAATCATCTTAGAATGGAAGTACGAAATGGATGAATAAATACCCATAGGTGAACCTTATGGGTTATGTCTCATTTGATTATATCGAAGAAAAATGAAGTTTTTCTTCAAGTTAAAGCAGAACCTCATATTTACTACGAACTAGCGGACCAGTTTACGTTTGAGGTTCCAGGTGCTAAGTTTATGCCTCAATATCGTAACAAGTATTGGGATGGAAAAATACGCCTATTCAACACCCAGAATGGAGAGATATACGTTGGGTTGTTAGACAAGGTTATACAGTTCTGTAAGGACCACGAATACACTTATGAGTTCGTGGAGAATAAGTTCTATGGTCTTCCTTTTGAGACGAATGATATGATCTCTAAGGAGGGTGTAAAGGACTATATGAAAGCTATTTGTAAGTATTCTCCTCGCGATTACCAAGTAGAGGGAGTATACGACGCTCTACGACATAATAGAAGGTTGTTGATATCCCCAACTGCTTCTGGAAAGTCTCTGATGATATATTCTCTTGTGAGATATCATGTTGAGCGCGGACAAAATACTCTGATAGTTGTTCCGACGACTTCCTTAGTAGAGCAGATGTATAAAGATTTTGCAGACTATGGTTGGGATGTAGGTTCATATTGCCACAAAATATATGCGGGACGAGAGCGAGAGACCGATTCTCAGGTGATTATCACCACCTGGCAGTCCATCTACAAACTCCCCCGTAAATATTTTTCTAGGTTTAACGTGGTCGTTGGAGATGAAGCACACCAGTTCAAATCTAAGTCATTAATATCTATAATGACAAAACTTTCAGATGCAAAATTCCGTTATGGATTTACAGGTACACTTGACGGAACTCAAACTCACAAATGGGTATTAGAAGGACTTTTTGGACCATCTTATAAGATTATCAGAACGGAAGAACTGATGAAGAAGGGTCATGTTGCTAAACTGGATATTAATGTTCTACTACTAAAACATCCATCAAATAAGTTTGAAACTTTTGAGGATGAAGTCCAGTATATCATTAATCACGAAAAACGCAATAGATTCATTCGAAATCTTGCTCTTGATCTCAAAGGAAATACTTTGATTCTTTTTTCAAGAGTTGAAGGTCATGGTCAACCACTTTTTGATTTAATAAATACTGGTAGCGTGGAAGATAGACATGTGTTTTTTGTCCACGGTGGTGTCGCAACAGAAGATAGAGAACAAGTAAGGGAGATTACTGAGAAGGAAAACAACGCGATTATTGTCGCTTCATACGGAACATTTAGTACAGGTATCAATATAAAGAACCTCCATAATGTTATTTTTGCTTCTCCATCCAAATCTAGAATTCGGAATCTTCAATCAATCGGGCGAGTACTCAGGAAAGGCAATAACAAAACAAAGGCAACTCTCTATGACATTGCTGACGACATTTCCTACAAGTCCAGGAGAAACTATACACTTAATCATCTAATAGAAAGAATAAAAGTTTATAACGAAGAAAACTTTAACTATGAAATTGTAAACATACCGCTTAAGAACTAATGGGAGATGAATTTTACGCAGCAATAAAGTTAGTCTCTGGAGAAGAAATATTCTCTATCGTATGTGTTGATGAGAATGATGGAGACCCTGTGCTTCTATTGCAAAATCCAGTGATAATGAAACTTATTGAAAATAATTATGGATCTATGGTTAAGATAAGACCATGGATGGAAATACCAGAAGATGATTTTTTTATCATAAAATACGATAGAGTCATTACAATGACTGAAGTTACAACACCAGAAACTATTAACTTCTATCGTAAATATTTAAATGAAGACAATTCACCAGAGGGTCAAGTAGAAATAACAGATAAAATGGGATATGTATCTTCAGTAGAAGATGCTAGAAAAACACTAGAAAATATATTTAATAAAACAAAAGATACTAACTTAGAATCTTAAAGCTATAGCTTTCTCTTCAAACCTAACAAAGGTAGTCTACTCATAAATCACTATATTGTCAAGCCCTAATAGTGTGCTATAATGGTTTTAACATAAGATATATTAGAAAAATGTTATGTCTAGAAAAAAATCAGAACATTATGTTAACAACAAAGAGTTGCTTGAGGCTATGATTGTTTATAGATCTAAAGTTGAAGCATCATACAAAAAGACTTTCAACAAAGATCTTACAGAGCAACCAAAGCAAGAAAGAGCAAGACAGTGGGAGGGTAAGCCACTCATTTCAAACTATCTTGGCGAATGTTTTCTTAAGATTGCAACACACCTTTCTTATAAACCAAACTTCGTCAATTATATGTTCCGTGATGATATGATCTCAGATGGAATCGAAAATTGCGTTCAGTACATTCATAATTTTGATCCTGAGAAATCCAAGAATCCTTTTGCTTACTTTACGCAAATTATTCATTATGCATTTCTCCGTAGGATTCAAAAAGAGAAAAAGCAACTAGACATCAAAACAAAAATTATTGAAAAAACTGGATTTGATGAAGTCATGATGGTTGACGACAGCTTGCTTTCTGGTAGTAGTTCAGAGTATAATACAATCAAGGATAACATTACATATAAGACCAATAGATGAAGGTTGCTATTATTACAGATACTCATTATGGAGCAAAAAAGGGCTCTAAGTATCTACATGATTACTTTGAAAAATTTTATAGCAATGTCTTCTTTCCTGCATTGAAAGAGCATGGTGTAAAAACTGTAATTCACATGGGTGATGCTTTTGATAGTCGAAAATCTATTGATTACCAAAGTCTTGAATGGGCAAAACGAGTTGTATTTAACCCGTTAAAAAAATATGATGTTCATATGATTATTGGTAATCATGATACTTATTATAAAAACACTAACGAAATTAATTCACCAGAACTTCTCTTACAGACGTATAAAAATATAAAAACTTATAGTCAACCCACAGAAGTTAATATTGGTGGATTAGACATTCTCTTTTTGCCTTGGATTAACGAAGCAAATGAAGAATCTTCTATTAATCTTATTAAAGAGACTGCTTGTAAGTGTGCAATGGGACACTTGGAGTTGCGAGGATTTAGAGTTAATCGTCAACTGATTATGGAGCATGGTACTGAAAGCAAACTATTTGAAAAGTTTTCTAAGGTTTATTCGGGACACTACCACACTAGATCTGATGATGGGAAAATTTTCTACCTAGGTAATCCTTATGAGATGTATTGGACTGATGTAAATGATACCAGAGGTTTTCATATTTTTGATACGGAAACTTTAGAGCATATTCCAATCAATAATCCTTATAAAATGTTTTATAACGTTTACTATGAGGATACTCCATATCAAATGTTTGATGCTTCAAAATATCAGAATAAAATTGTTAAAGTAGTTGTAAGGAAAAAAACCAAAGTAAAAGATTTTGAACATTTTATTGATAAACTTTATAGTGCTGGAGTACATGATTTAAAGATAATCGAAAACTTTCAAATACAAGAAAGTGAAGAGTTTGAAATTGATGAAGAAGAAAATACAATGTCAATCTTAAATAGATATATTGATGACTCTGAATTTGATTATGATAAAAATATAATCAAGGGAATTTTTAGAGATCTTTATCGTAGAGCTTGCGAGGTTGAATAATGTATCTTCTTACTCTAAGAAATAAAAAAGAAGACGGTGCTTATGCCGTTCATGATCAATATGGAGAAAAGATTTTATTTCTATTTGAAGAAGAAGACGATGCTGTTAGATATGCACTTCTTTTAGAGGAAGACGAAGATGAAGAGATGGAAATTGTAGAGGTAGATGATAATCTTGCAATAAAGACGTGTAAAATGTATAATTACAAATATAGTGTGATAACCCCCAACGATATTGTTATTCCCCCATCTAAATGATTACTTTTAAAAAAATCCGTTGGAAAAACTTTCTTTCCACTGGTAACCAATGGACTGAAATTGATTTTCAAGAAAAACATACAAATCTTGTAATTGGGACAAATGGTGCAGGAAAGTCCACCATGTTGGATGCACTTACATTCGTTTTATTCAACAAACCTTTTCGTAAAATCAATAAACCACAGTTAATTAATACTGTAAATGAAAAAGATTGTTGTGTTGAAATTAATTTCTCTATTAATTCCAGAGAATACAAAATTCAGCGTGGAATGAAACCAAATCTTTTCAATATTGAAGTAAATGGTACTCCTTTGCATAAAGAATCTGATGATAGATCTATGCAACGCTTACTTGAAGAAACGATTCTTAAGTTGAACTATAAGTCGTTCACTCAGATTGTAATTCTGGGTAGTAGTACTTTTGTTCCGTTCATGCAATTGACTACTGCTAATCGTCGAGAAGTTATTGAAGATTTGTTGGATATTCGTATCTTCTCTGCAATGAATGGATTTATCAAAGATATTCTTCGGGAAAAGAAAGATCAAATAAAGTCTTTGGATCTTAAAAAGTCTAATATCAAAGACAAGATAAAGATGCAAGAAAACTTTATTGAAGAGTTGGAAAATCGTGGTAATGCTAATATAGAATCCAATAAAAATAAAATTTCCGATCTAAATGACGAGATTGATCAGCAAATCAGTGAGAATGAGGATATTGAAAACAAAATACAAGCAAAAACAAAAGACCAAGAAAAACTTATTGGTGCTGGAGATAAGTTAGTAAAACTAAACAATCTTAAGGGAAAAATTTCCCAAAAAGTAAGTACGATTACCAAAGAACATAAGTTTTTCACCGAAAATACGGTATGCCCAACATGCACTCAAAATATTGAAGAAGAGTTTAGGTTAAATAGAATTAGCGACGCTCAAAATAGAGCCAAAGAACTGAAGGAAGGTTTCAATGAGTTGGAATCCGCCATTAAGTTTGAACAAGAAAGAGAGCGTCAATTTAACACTCTTTCTAAGGAGATCACGAAACTAACGCATGGCATTTCTCAAAACAATACTCGGATTAGCCTCAACCAGAGACAAATCAGAGATCTTGAACATGAAATTCAAACTATTACCAGTAACCTGCAGAACAGAAATACTGAACATGAAAAGTTAGAAGAGTTTAGAGAAAATCTCCAAAAGACAATTGAAGAAGTATCATCTAAAAAACAAGAAGTTGTTTATCACGACTTTGCCTATTCCTTACTTAAGGATGGTGGTGTAAAATCGAAGATCATTAAGAAGTATCTTCCGTTCATAAATCAACAAGTTAATCGTTATCTTCAGATGATGGATTTTTATATAAATTTCCATCTAGATGAGGAGTTTAGTGAAACTGTAAAGTCACCTATTCATGAGGACTTTTCTTATAGTTCTTTTAGTGAAGGTGAAAAAATGAGAATCGATCTCGCTTTACTTTTCACATGGCGTGAGGTAGCAAGAGTTAAAAACTCTGCAAATACTAACTTGTTGATTATGGATGAGGTATTTGATTCATCTCTTGATGGTTTTGGTACAGACGAGTTTTTAAAAATTATTAGATATGTTGTAAAAGATGCTAACATATTTGTGATTTCTCACAAATCTGATATGTTGGATAAATTTGATAACATTATTAAATTTGATAAAGTGAAAGGATTTAGTAAACTTGTAAATTGATATGGAATTGGTAAGTAGAACAGAATTATTTCCTTCTTTGGTATATGAGATTGCTGCCGAAGAATTGGTGGATGAAACCGTAGAAATTTTAAAGCAATCAAACTTCCCAGAAGAAACACCCTATGTGACGGATACATTTTATGTTCTTGGGAAAAATCCAGGTCTTATTGCTCGATTTGAGGAAAAAGTAAATAGTGCATTAGGAGAAATAGAATATGCTGTTCCTTTTAGGATGACTACAAGTTGGTTTACTTGTACTCCACAAAACTATCCAGTACATACTCATAATCACGTAAACTCTGCATGGAGCGCATCATTTTATTTTTTCAATCAATCTTCTCCTTTACACATCGTAAAAGGAAAAGATCCAATTTATGTTCCTTTTAAAACAACTAATCCAAAATTAATGATGTCTGGAACTGTATCTATTCCTGCAAATAAAGGGAAGATAATTTTGTTCCCTAGTCATCTGGAACATTATATAAGTAAAAATCCAAATCAAGCTAATCGATATTCTTTAGCTATGAATTTTATGCCTGATGGACTATGTAGTTTTTATGATTCAGAATATAATTATACGTGAGGACACTTTTTGAAGTGTCCACCTCGGTGTCCTAGGGGGCACCTTTTTTTGTATAATACGTTCATACGCAACAGATCTATGACCGTCAATCACGAAATCAAGTCTCAACTTGCTAAGTTGCTTGCTACTGAAGACTTGGTGGTTGAGCACAAGAAAGTAGAGACTGCCTGCTTCAATGTTCATACTCGTGTGTTGACTCTTCCCATGTGGGAAAAAGCAAGCAGCACGGTATACGATATGCTTGTCGGTCATGAGGTTGGTCATGCACTCTATACTCCAGATGTAGATTGGATAAAAAAATATAAGATTCCTCCTCAGTTTGTAAATGTGGTGGAAGATGCTCGTATTGAAAAATTGATGAAGCGTCGTTATGCTGGTCTTTCCAAAACGTTTTATCGTGGATATCAAGAACTTGCAGATGAAGATTTCTTTTCTATTGGTTTGGAAGATGTAAGTACATATAACCTTGCTGATCGTGCAAATCTGTACTTCAAGATTGGTAACTATACTCAGATTCCGATCAAGAGTGGTGAAGAAATGGAAATCATTAACATGATTTCAAATACTGAAACATTTGATGATGTTCTTGAAGTATCAAATATTCTCTATGAGTATTGTAAAAAAGAGTTGGAATCTGAAAATGATGCTCCAATGAATTCTAATGATTCTCAATCTGGAGAATCTAGTCAATCTGTACAGTCTTCGGATCAAGAGAGTGATCAAGAACAACCTGGAGAAACAGATTCTTATGGCGGAACTGCTGAAATGAATGAATGGGATGAATCTGATGAATCCGATTCTACTGAACAAAATGATGATCCTGGTGTTAAAACCATGGATTCTTTGGAAGAATCTCTGAAGGATCTTGTATCTGAGATTAGTGGTGAAAACGTTTATCTGGAGATTCCGAAAATGAATCTAGATAAAATCATTATTCCAAATGATATCATTCATGATGATTGCGAAAAAACATGGTCTGATTATGATGTAATTCCTGAGACTTTTTATTATGCTGACGATCAGTTTACAAAATTCAAGCAGTCTGCACAGAGAGAGGTCAACTATCTCGTGAAAGAGTTTGAGTGTAAGAAGGCAGCAGACTCTTATGCTCGTGCTACTACCGCTCGCACTGGTGTTCTTGATTGCTCCAAACTTCATACCTACAAATACAATGAAGACCTTTTCAAGAAAGTAACTACTCTTGCTGATGGTAAAAATCATGGTCTGGTTTTTATCCTGGACTGGAGTGGATCTATGGGTAACGTTATGATGGACACAATCAAGCAACTTTATAACTTGATGTGGTTCTGTAAAAAAGCATCTATACCTTTTGATGTGTATGCATTTACTAACGAATATCCTCGTTTCACTATTCTAGAAGATTGCGAAGATAAGAATGCTTATGAACCAAAGTCTGGAGTTTTTCATATCAATGAATGGTTTTCTTTGATGAATATTTTTACCAGTGATGTAAATGGTAAAACTTTGGAAACTCAAATGAAAAATATTTTTAGAATCGTATATACATTTACACATTATGTAAACTATAAAATTCCCATGGGAATGAGTCTTTCGGGAACTCCTTTGAATGAAACTCTACTAGCTCTTCATCAAATTATTCCAACCTTCAAACAGAAGCATAAAATTCAAAAAGTTCAGTGTGTAACTCTTACTGACGGTGAAGGATGTTCTTTGAAGTATCATCGTGAAATTCATCGACCTTGGGAAGAAGATGTGTTTCTTGGAACAGCAGCAGTTCGTGATAATGCATTTCTTCGGGATCGTAAAAATGGTATGACCTATCATTGTGGGAACAATTGGTATGAAATGACTGATGTTCTTCTCAAAAATCTGAAAGATTCATTTAAAGATACTAATTTTATTGGAATTCGTATTCTTGAGTCTCGTGATGCTGGTTCTTTTATCCGTCGCTATTGTGGATATACAGGTGAATTGCATGATAAAACAATGATTGCTTGGAAAAAGCAACGGGCATTTTCACTTAAAAATTCTGGATATCACACTTACTTTGGTCTTTCTTCTACATCTCTTTCCAATGACTCTGAGTTTGAAGTAAAAGAAGATGCAACAAAATCTCAAATTAAAAGTGCTTTTGTGAAGAGTCTTCGCAGTAAAAAAATGAATAAAAAGATTCTTGGAGAATTTGTAGAACTTATTGCCTAATAAATAAATATAAACTATTCTTACAGAAAAATGAGCAGATTCGGAGATTTACTTAGAGGAGAGCCAACCCCAGCACCTAAGGTTGAAGCAGCTCCTGCACAAAAGAAAGCACCTGCTCCAAAACCAGTTGCAAAAAAACCCAAACCTCCAGCACCTAAAGTTGAGGAACCAGTTGATGAACCAAGAGTGGAAGAAGAAGTACATGGAGATGAAGAATCTGAGTGAATATCAGATTAATATTCTCAAAAATGGTCCCAAGTCATTAACCCAAGCATGGGCATTGCAAGCAATGAAATATGACTGGGATCGAATGAATGGACGGTGATAGAACTGGTCCATGGGGGTGCAAAGCACCCCTTTTTTCTTGTATAATAACTTCAGTTGAAACAAACAACCAACA